TTACATTAGCCATGAGCTATAACCTCCTTCAGATTAATAGCTACCACCGTCTATGGTTATACCATCAAATGTTGTTAGGTTTGTGATCGAACCACCTGTTATTGCAACAGAGTTGGCAGCCTGGGTAGCAATACTGCCAAGACCTAGTGTTGTACGGGCAGCAGCAGCATCGGCATCATCAATTAATGTCTTTGCATAGTTAGACAAACCAAGTGCTGTTAGGGCTGCTGAAGCAGTTGTAGCTCCTGTTCCACCATCTCCTATGGCAAGAGTTCCAGTAATTGAACTAGCATCTAATTTAAGAGCAAGTTCTGTAGATTCAATAACAAGACCACCATTAGCTTTTAAGTCAGTAGATAATGTATTACCAGATTTTTCAAGACCATCACCAGCTATTATCTGACCAGCACCAGAGAACTGTGCAAAGGTTAGGTTATTAGTTCCAACGACAGCAGATCCCGTATCCGAAGTGCAGGTAAATCCGTTTTCTGCGTTAATTGTTCCCTGTTCTACAAATACAAAAGCACCAGCAGCATTAGAACCTGTTGCCATATCTGTTGTACGAGATGGTGCTCCAGATGCGTTTACGTTATAAATACCATTCTGTGACGCAGTAGTTTGGTTTTTAATTAAAATCCGATCACCAGTTTGGAGCGTTACACCATCTATGGATTGACCATTAGCAAATGCAGTAGATAGTGTGCCATTCGCAGTAGTTGTAGCTACAACAGAATCTTTAATATCAAGACCTTGAGCGACTCCGTCTACATAACCTTTATTTGCAGCATCAGCATCAGCAGTAGGATCTGCTAATCCTGTAATCTTTTGAGAGTTTAATGAAACCGCACCAGTTGGAGCAGCCATCTGATCTAATCTATTTGTTCTTACGCCAGTGTCAAAATCACTGATCTTTGTATGAGCAATACTTGGAATATCAGCAGCAACTAAAGCTCTAAATGTAGGTGCAGCATCACTTCCTGTTGTAGGACCAGATAATACAGCATTTGCACTTCTTACTGTATCTTTATCAAAAAATCCTCCGATACCACCAATTTTTATAACACTTGTAGCTGATCCTCCAGCACCACCCGTTCCTTTTCCTATAAATAGGGTTTCATTACCTTCACTAAACGCTAGTTCTGCGTTGGCTAGTGAGGTAGGTGCTGACGATCCAGTAGATCTTTTAATTCTTAAGGTGTTTGCCATGTTAGAAGTTTCCTCCGTCTACAAGATTTTCAACGGTGCGAGTTTGATCTGCTTTAAATGTACCACTTGTTGAATCAAAATACACTACTGAATTGTTGACTTTGTTGGAATCATTTAAGTTTGTTCCTGTGGTACTAAACTGTGGGCCTTGTGGTCCTTGAGTTGCAACTGTAACAACATTAGTATCACCGTTAACGGTAACAGTATTCTTTTCAGTTGTAATACTTACATTACTCATGTTGAAGTGTAACCCTCACTTACAAATATTGTACCTTCTAAATAATATTCTTTAGATCCTCCAGCATCAATTAGTAAAACATCATATTTTAAAATATCAGGAGTAAATGTAGCAGTTTGAGTGTCAGTAAGACTAATACTTACAGATCCAGCAGATCTATCAGTATAAGTTACAGAAAAATCAGCATATTTTGTGGTTCGTGTTTCTTCCCATACCTGTGCAGCTACAGTAAATCCAGTAAGATTTATAGCATTATTATTAGAATCTTTAAAAATAAGCGGAATTGTATGATCCGATCTCCGTTGAAGCGTGAAGTTGTATATGCCAGGTTCGATTGCCATGATTAAACTTTAATTATATACATCATAGCCACGTTACGAGGTCTAGCTTCTGAACCTTGACTTCCAGAAGTTCCAGATGCAGAAAATGTGTGATTGTGGGAAGCGTCTATGTTAAATGCACCTGCATCATTGTTATCTGGAGAACCTGGAGTATGCCCTGCATTAAATCCAGTTGATTTACTGAATATACCAGTAGTATTTCCATTGTTATTGAATGTTTCAGAAATTTTTTGTACGCTACCAGTTAATGATTTAGTGCTGGTTGTACCAGAAAGACTTATAGAGTGATTGTGAGATGCGTTAGACGCTCCCTGAGAACTAGCAATACTTCTTCCACTATCTACCCCTCTACCGTTATCAAAACCTCTTACAAATTCACCCCTTAAATCTGGCAAATTAAAAGTACTTGATCCGTTACCTGTTCCGTAGGTTGTTCCAATTATTGCAAATAAAGCAGCATACGTTGTTCTGCTAACAGCATTACCGTTACATTCTAAATATCCAGTGGGCACAGTAGCTACTGCCATACAGAATACAGATCCAGACGGTACACCAGCTACGATTTGAAATGATAAGTTACCCGATCCATCTGTTTGTAAAAAACCGCCATTAGTAATTGACGCAGGAAGTTTGTAAGTAATATTTGAAGATACAACATCTGGAGCTTTTAAAGAAATATGTGCAGAATTATCTGCGTCATTAAGAAATATTCCTGTTGTTGCACTACCTGTAGAAGTAATAAACAATCCAGCAGATGAAAAATGGCTTATTTTTGTGCCAGCACAAGTAAATGCTACTTGGTTTGCACCACTTCTAAACATTCCTGTATCTGTATCAGTTACAAAACTATATTCTGGAATGCCAGCCCCACCCCCAGCAGCACCTTGTATTTGCCCTGTCATTATGCCACCAGATTTAGGTAGTAATCCTAAATTCGCTTCATCTAAATTTCCTACTTCAAAAAATGTTGCAGCACTACCTGATGATGGGTTAGCTTGATCGCCACCACTAGATCCTCTTATTAATAATTTATTAGTTGTATCATCCGCCAAAAACTCACAGGGTAATATTGTACCTGCATTATTTCTTGCACCAAAGTTATTTGTTGCTACTGCTTCAAAGGTATTTTCAATATCTATTCTGACAACTTGACCCGAAGCATTATCTATATTTTTATTACCGACCTGTGCCATTTAATAAATCTTTTCCTCCATATTACACCCCTTTACCATAACCGACAGCTTGAAATGTAAACTTTTTATCAACTGGATTATCGTTACTATCTTTAATACTTATGTTAAATCCTGTTCCTGTTACAACTGCTCCTGCTGCATTTAAAAAATCACCATTAGCATCTGTTTTTATCGTAAAATATTCGCCTCCAGCAGCACCCATTATTGTTATTCCAAGTGAAGGTTTATATTGACGAAGCCCTCCCAAGCTAGAAGTACCCACAAAAAATGGTTTTGCAAAAGTTACATCTAAACCAGAAGATGAAGTACCTGAAGATAAAGGTAAAGTTGAAGTAGAACTACCACTTACATAACTTCTTTCAGTTCTTGACTCAAATGAAGCAGTTACACCAAGCTGTTGAATAGAAATACTATGAGCAGTATTTTCAGATTTTAAAGTAGCTCTAAACTGAAATCCTCTACCTTTAAATGTTCCATTTGCGAAAGTATTAAATTGTGTATATGTAGGAGAACCTGATGAAGGATTATCTTCAGTGGTTCTTACAGATAATAATGCAGATACATCATTAATAGCAGGACCATCAAAATTACCATTTTGTGCATAATCATCCCAGAACGTGCCATCAGGAATTAAGTTATCTATTGTATTTGCTGCACCAACGGTAAATCCTATACTTTGAACTAATCTCTGAAGATTTAAAGAAAAGACAGAACCTAAATCTAAAGTGGTTGCAAAATCATAAGTACCTGTAAGATTTGTAGCTGGATTAGTTAATTGTAATGCTCCTCCCGATACAGTAACATTGGTTTTAGTTCCACTAAAAGGAGTAGGATCTGTATCTTCTCTATCCGATAAAATTTGTTGACTATCTATTAAATCAGGTAAATCTAAAATTACAGAAGTTTCTCCAGTACTAAAATTTCCCTGATCATCACGGAATTTAAGAATATACTCCCCTTCAATACTCGGACATACTGCTTCTGTAGTGTTACCAGCTAAAGCCTCTATAAGATCAATCGAGTTTTGAAAAGTACCACTTCCATCAGTTTTATTACTGTGACGAACATAAACTTTGCCTCCATGTATAACATCAGGATCAACAGATTCTGTCCATCTAAGTCTTATTAGTTTATTATTTATGGGTTCCATTGTTAGATTCTGAACATCACCAGGAGCTTGCGTTTTACCAACTGCGTTGAAAGTAAGGTTAGAAGGTGTTGCGGATAACTTCAATGCAGCATTGTAAGAATAAACTTTAAATTCGTAAGTTCCTGCTTCTGTTCCAATTAGCTCAAAATCAGGTCTAAAAACAATTTCACTTACCCAGTTTGTATTGTTAAATCTATATTGAACAAGATATTGGCTTACACCCGTTACTGATACCCAAGATAAAATTAATTTAGTTACAGCTAAATTGTTTATTACTACGATTCTTTCAGATGCCTGTAAGTTTGAAGGAGGACTTTTTGGTTCGTTTAGTAAAGATATAGTTCTTGCAGGTAAACTTATTCCAGATTCAATATTTGCATACTTGCCGTCAATATAAGTTAGTGCAGTAATCGCATAGTTGATGCCATCTTGTTCTTCTACTGTTATTACTCTAAATGTCTGTGCTTCTAAAGTAGAACTCTGTAATAACCATATAGCATTTACATTCGGGGTTGCCGATAAAGCTGAATCTAATGTAATTACACTGCCTACAATTCCAGTGACATTCTTCGTTTCAACTGTGCCATCAGGTAATATTACACTGCATTTTTTATTCGATCCAGTAAATGTATCTAAATCTTGTGTGTTATCTACAGTAATCTGCGTGGTAGTTGCTGCATTTATTCTTCCTGACCTTCTCTCTCCACCACGAACAGGATCATTGACAGAGATTACAGATCCAGGTCTTACTATCGCACCAGCATCTATTGATGTTGTAAAACTAATAACTTCTGATTCGTTCTGTTCACTAAATAATATTGCTTTACCTAATCTTTGAGCCTGACCACGAGAAGTACAGGCAAATGCTTTTACATCTTTTTTTACTATTCCTAGCTTGGCTTGTGCAGCAGTATCTTCTACAACCTCATAATCTATCTCTCTGCTATCCATATTAAAATAGCTGACAGAGATAACAGTATGTCTTTGTTTTAAACTGCTACCAGAATAAGAAAACCCACCTTCACCTACGTTTGCCAAACTAAATAAATAACTTGGGTCTGTTGGTTTGTCCTGTGTAATGGTTACAGAGCCTTCAGACCAGATAGGAAAACATCTCATGACACCAGCTAATTCATTAATTAGTGTGTATGCCTCCATAGATCCCTGTAGATTTACATTGCAACTGAATCTAGCTTCCTGTCCTCCAAATCCATCTGATACCAATTCATTTGCATATCTACTAGCTGCTACAAAACTGAATAAATCTAAATTACTGTCTGTTATGTGCGTTCCAAAGCCATATCTTTCGGTGGTTAAAAGGTCAAGCAATATCATGGCAGGGTCAGAACACCATTGAGCTGCTCCGAGTGTTCCATTGAATATATAGCCACTTGGGTAAATAATTCTACCTGTCTGTAAATCAACAGTAGGTGTGCCAGAGTTAGATGCACCTGCTCCTGGTATTCTTACTTTTACTCCACGAATACGAAAAGCTCTCTTTGGTATAGAACTAAATTGTTCAGAATCTATCCTTAAGTTTGTATAAGCACTGTTTAAATATCTTTGTTTATCGTCAACAATTTCACCTAGACTTGTCCAAGTAAAAGCGTCAACAAGATTAGAAGATGTGCTGTCTGCTGTAACTCTTACAACTCTTACATCGACTGGGAAAGCTCCTGTAAAATTTACTCTATATTCTTTCTGGTACGCATCAGCAGTCCTACCAGTAATAGTATCTGATAAAACATCGCTGAAACCACCACCGTTATATTGAACTTGTATTTTTAGATCAACAGTCGAACCTAATAAATCTCCTTCATCTGTAGCTCTTTGTAATTGTGGAAATGTAATAGTTACCTTTACTGCATCAACATTAGTGTTTGTTATTTGACGAGTAACAGGAGAAGAATTAGTTACTGTAACTCCTACAGCAGTAGTTGATTGACTACTTTCAATACCTGGAATATGCTCTTGGTTTGACGTTCCAAAACGAGGTGTGAATCCTACATTTTGAAAGTTAAAATCAGAAGTCTGTGGGCTAGTATTGCTGGCATTGGAGTTAAGAATAGGAGTATCGTTTAAAAATATATCTTTTAGTGCTGCATTGTTATATGCAGTAGTGCCTTTTGTAAGTCCTGCTTTTGATGGAGTAGCAAAACCTTCTATTTCTCCTTCAGATAACAAATCTTGAATAGTGGCAAACTGTCTACTGTTTAAAGTATCAGGTGCTCTTGTTGGAGATGGTGGAGTAGGAGGAGGACCACCAGAACCTCTAATAGTTTTATCTGTCATGCCGTTACCTGATTAGTGTCAATCCCAGCAGAAATAACAACTGATCCTGTTACTATTTCACCATAGACAATCGGGTGGCTAGTTCCTGCCCGTGATGTATTTTGCACCCCAGAAAAACTAAATGATATTCTTGGATCTTCTTCATTTGAAAAGTCAGGTCTTTGAGGTAAAGGAAATAGCATTTCACTTACACCCATCAAGGTTAAACCTAAACCTAAATTTGCTAAAGCAGCATTAGCACCAACAAAACCACTTAAACCACCAAATTTTAAAGGAGCAAGAGGTACTGCTACAGGTAACATAAAAGCCACTCCTATAAGGGCAATACCTAGTAATGATTTTCCAGCACCTCCAGCACCAGCTATAATCGGAACTATACTAATATCTGACTGTCCGATAGGATTTTGTATATCCTCTTCTCCTATTTCGTAATCGTCTACTAATACCTTGTAGTATCTTTGACTCATATGTGCTTCTAATTTTGGGAAATTAGTAATTAAAAAACGTATAGCGTCAGCAGTGCAAGTTATTACAGCGTCTAATTCTTTATGACCTACAAAGTCAGCTAGTTCTCCGTAAAGTTTAACTTTTCTGAGCATAGCGATACCTCTTACCAGTACATTTTAACAACCACTCAGAATATGGCTCTCTACAAGATAGTCTATCTGCTAAATGATGTAAAACCATATCTCCAAGAAAAATAGCTACATGATTTAAAGTTGGGTGCATTATAGACATCAATAACACATCTCCTTCTTCACATGGTTCGTCTGGTCTAAGTTCTCTAAAACCTGTTCTCCACGCATAATTTTCAAATAAAGGGTTCTCTAAAAACTCTTGTGGTGTCATTGTTCTTGCATAATCTTTTAACTTTATATCTTTTTCTTTTGCGTACCAATCAACAACTAAACTCCAACAATCAGTAATACCCCAAACCCACGGACGACCCAATAAATCTGGAACGTAGCCTTCTGGTCTACATTCACCCCATTGTTCTGTTTTAGGATTGACGATATGCCATGGTAATTTACTATGCTCACAACTTATACGATCAGCCTGACTTGGTATTGGTGGTGTTGATGGGTGACTATGAACAACAGCAATAATATCTCCTAAATTATCTGCCTTTACATAATCTTCTGGATTTAAAATAAACTCCTGATGATTTGTTATAGCTAAATTTAGACAGGGATAATATTTTTGTTTACCTCTAATGTTTAATAAAAGTCCTACAGATTCTTTTGGATCTTGGTCTTTCGCATGAACCAATGCGTCATCTTTCCAACTCATTGTGTAAACGTACCAATACTAGGAAATAAGGCACGGGTACATTGACGTTTTGGTGCTCTAACTCCAGCCATATCAATAGCTCCTGCTAATTCAAACTCTACTACTTCTCTGGTTTCTGTTGCTTTTCGATCTACTGTATAAACTTGACGTTTAAATTCTGCTGTAGGATCAGGTGTGCCTAATGGGTTGGAACTTCCTGGAAAGTTAACAGCATCTAAAAATCTTGCCATCGTTCTAATTCTCGTAAAAGTAGCACCTGTTAAATCATTACCAGCAGTTGTTTGATTAACAAGTAATAAAATAGCTGATATAGTTCCCAACGCATTACTGACGACAAGTTTTGGTCTAGGGATTTGACCACGTTGATATGCAAAACCTGTAGCTTCTATTGGAAATCTTTGGTAAGAATTACCAGCCCATACTATTTCACCATTTGCATTTAAGTTACTGCCAGAATGAAACCTATAAATAGTAGTCGCACCATGTAATGAATTATCTAGCTGTAATGTAAAAAGTTCAATGATTGCAGAAGGATTTATTTTTTGAACTTCACTAAATACAGGATCAGTACTCATGGTTCAAATACCTCTCTAAATGTGGCTTGTATTGTTGCCCTGTTTAAATATGGAATTGATTTAGACCATGCTTCACACACAAACTTAGATGAACTCGCTTCTCCTGGAGGTTGAAAATCAAAACTGGCACTATCATTTGCTCTAGCATCTAAAAATGTTTCTATAGTATCTGCTTCGGTTTCTGATACATCAAACGTAAAATTAAATACTTTTGGGTTTTGATGTTGAGCTAATCCAAATAAAATTCTATGTTCATAACCGTCAGCAAAACGAACTGTTCTGGTATTTGGTGTGGACCTTTTTTGTTGTCCGTATTTAGGAGTGATTGAAGGGAAGGTAGCCATTAAGCAAGTAAACCTCCAGGTCTTTTCTGCTGTACTAATTCAGATTGTACCGCTACTGATATAAGACGACCAAGTTCTCTTCCTCTATCTTCATCTCCTTCAATAGAAGAACCAGAAGCATCTACATTAACAACAACATTAGTTCCGCCACCAAGAGCATGGTTTGGAGTAATCATTCCAGAAGTTCCAGGTGTAAATAATTCTGGGCCACGTTCTCCAACTATATATGGTTTACCTCTTGCAACTGGCCCTCCATTTGCCTTGCCTTCTAAAAAATCATTGTCTATTAATGGTTTTCTATTAAAACCGTCAAAAACACTATTAGGGTCTTGTAAGGTAAACATATTACTAAACAACCCTAAAAATGACTTTTGCACTTGTAAAGCAACAAGTCGTGCAGCAGTATCTAAAAAGTAATCAGCAATTCTATTTAACATAGTTCTAAAAGCATCAGATACAGTCATAGTCCCTTTTATAATTCCTTTAAATGATTCTTCAAAGCCAGTTTTAATAGCTTTACTTAAATCTAAAACTTGCCTCATGGGATTTAATAAGGTTTCAATTTCTTGTGCTGGTGCTTTAAATTCTGCTAAAAATTCTAACTTTTCATTATTTTGATCAATTATATTAAAAAATTCAGTTACTTTACCTTTTAATTCTGTATAGTCTGATCTATCTTGTTCAGTTAAAAAAGTAAAGAAATCTTCTTTTAACTTATCCATGCCACCAAATTTTTCTAATTTTTTTCTAACATCTTCAGTTAAAGACTTAAAGAAGTAATGTTCATTAACACTTGTGTAACTTTTTTCTCTTCTTAACATCAAACCTCTAGGATCTCCAGGATCGGTTTCATTCATGTTATCAACAAAGGCTTTAAACAAATTTTGTCTGCTTATTAATTTATTTATGTTTTGCATATCTACTGGAATCCTACTCTGATCATTTCTATTTTTTTTGTTAACCTCTAATATTTTGTTTAATAATTTAAGTTCAACGTCTAGAGCATCATTTGTTTTTAATTGATTTAATAATTCTATTGATGCTTCTTCTCCTATAAAACTTCTAGCCTTTACTATTGCTTTTATTAAAGAATCAGTATCTTTTAGCCCAGAAACTAATTCAAGATTTTCAGCATTACCAAATGCTCTTTCTAATGCCAAAACAGTATCTCCACCAAATCTAACTGGATCAAATTCTTTTAATTTTTCTAATGCTTCCTCTGGACTTATCTTTAGTTCTTTTGCTAATTCTTTTACTTTTTTTCTTGAAATAATGGATTCGTTACCTGTTGCTTTAATAGCCATATTCATGTTCTTAACCTCTTTTCTAAATGCCATTACTTTTTGAGTTTGAGCAACTACAGCAGTAGCAAGAATAGAACCAGCAAAACCACCACCAGGAGCTAATGCACCTCCTACAGCACCACCTACACCTCCAGCTATAGCACCAGGGACTCCTGAACCAAATAAGAGTGGAAAACCACCACCAATCATGGCACTTTGAGCACCACCTCTAAACCTAGCACCACGACCTCCACGCATTGCAAACATTCCCTGTTCGTTTGCGTTTCTGCCAAAACCTAAATTATTAAAAAATCTACCACCTCCACCACCTAACCTGTCAAAATTAGAAGCTGCTGCTTGTTGAGTTAATAATGTTGCCATCAAGCTAGTTTTTTTAGCAGTTGTGTTGGTGTTTCTTTCTACTCTTCTAAGTTCAGCTTTCTCTTCAACTGATCTACTAAAATCAGCAAATCCAGAACCTTTTCTAGCTTCTCTACTAGCTAAAACATTTCTACCCTGAACTGTTTCAAAAGGTCTTTGTTGTCTTAATCTATTTAATAATTTCTCTCTCTTTCTTAATTCATTATTATATTTAGCTTCTACATTAACTAATTGTTTTGCTGCGTCATTATATCTTTTTGTACCAATAGCTGCTCTGTCAAAATTGTTCTTAACTTGTTTAACGAGCTTGTTTAAAGTTTGAAAAGAATTAGGAAGTGTTTTGCTCTGTTTATTGGCAAGTTTATTAAGGACAGTAAGTTCTTTAGATGTATTACTTATTTCAGTTCTTAATTTTTTTAATTGTTGTGAGCCTTTTACAGCAACCGCAATATCAACGCTATAATCAGCCACTTGTTATAAAAACAAAAAACATTTCTTATATCTTACCTCCTTCTAGCTTTTAAAGCACTATTTTTCTGTGCTTGCTCTTGTTGTTTTTTATATTCTTCATTTTCAATCTCCAAATATGCAACCCAACCAATCATTTCTTCAATAGTTAAAGTTTTACATAATTCAGCTACAGTTTTATGAAGTTGTTTTGCTAGAAAGAATAAAAACTGCCAATCACTATTCGCTTTTCAAGTCGGCTTTAGCCTCTTTTACCTCCTTATCTGCACCAGAGGTAAGCATTGCTAATTGTATTTGTTCAAGAACTGATGCTTCTACTTCTCTTCTTAATGAAGCCCTATCTCCATCTTGAAAAAGCCTAACACCTTCTTTATCTAAAGCCTTTTCAATCATTAATTGCAAAGCATAATCAGCATTATCGTCAGTTCCAGTTTTCTTTTGTATAGACTCTCTTTCTGAAATAGTTAAGGGATGCCAATAAACAGAAAAAATTAATTCATCGTTTTGTATCACATCATGCTTGTAAAGCTGAGAAACTCCAAATTTGTTTCTTAAAAGATCAACTGCTCTTGTCATAAATAATATAATGCTATTCTATTATACTACGCATTTGCAGAGAATTGACAAGATATGATTCCAACAAAATGACTTCTATCCTCTATTTCCAACATAGTTGGACCATTTATATCTTGTACTCTTGGGCTAACGCTAAAACTATCTGCATATCCAGAAGCATTTACAGAAGTTAAACCATTAATAACAGCTTCAGCTATTGCAGATAATTGACTTGTACCTTTATTTTTTGGAACGTAAATATTACATTGAATAACACCAGAATAAAAATCTGTAGCTGCTCCTTGATTCTGTAATGTTGCTTGCGTGTAATTAACCATCATCATTATATATTTCTTAGTTTTTCCTGGAGCTACAAAAGGTACATTGTCATAGACCATAGTAATTGTAGGATCTACGTCTGATACTGCATCTGTAACTGCTTTTTCAAAAGCTGCTCTTGTTTTTACTAAAGTCATCTTAATCCATGCCTCTTGTATAAGTTGAAGGATCTTTAAGATTAAATTCTCCATACTGAACACCATCTTTTGATGTACCAAAACCACCTGAAATATCCCGTGCTAAGAACAACTTACCTTTTTTCTCTTTCATATTTTTGTTAATAATATCTTTCATTCTTCCTTGAATAAAGTTTTGAATTTTACCTCCCTCTAAAGCATAAGCAGCATATTTAGCTGTGTTTCCAATAAATACAGGTCTTTTAATATTATATGCCTTAGTTATAGGGTGTCTGATCCTAATTAATGGGTTTTCTGGTGGTAGTTGTTTTTGATAAGGAGGACCAGCTTTTTTTCTCGTAAAATAATCTATGCTACGCTCTCTTTTTATTGCTGCCCATTCTGGATTATCCTCTACTGCTTCTGTGGCAGGAATAGCCTTTGTATCAACTTTCCAACTAGAGGCAAAAAATCCTGTCCAAACAGGACTATGTGTTTTTGTAGATAAACTTTTGTGCATTTGTTTAATTACTTTATTAAAATCTTGATTTAATTGGCTTTGAAGAGTACCAACTGGATTGCTTTTTTGTAATGGTTTTCTTTTAGCCATTAGAATCGTACCAAAATAGTGTAAAGGTAAACTTGTCCACCTTTTTTGGTGTCAATATCATAAATTTGACCTGTTACTGTACTCCCTGCATAAGAAAACTGAACTTCATCATCAAAATCTATTTGATTATTACCTATTAAATCAGGAGTAATATACATTTTTGCTTGTCTTATTTCTTTACCTTCATCTTCTTCAGATCTAATAAAAGATATTGGAACTTTTATATCTGAATATGTAGTATCTAAAGTAATTTGTTCTCCAGTATCCAAGTTATAACTACTTGTACCTTTCTTTACATAGGTAATACTGTGGTCAAAAGAATCGCCAAGTTGAGAAACAACACTTTTAGCAACACTTTTAAATAAACTATCTAATTGACCTGCCATTATCCTCTAACTATCCTCATCTGAAAAGCACCTGCTCCACCTAGCATATAAGCTCCAAGATAACTTTGTAACCACGGGTAAACATCTAAAATATTATTTATAGAACCAGTACCTTGACTTTCAGTATTATATTTAACCCTAAGATCACCAAGAGCAACTTCTTCAAAATTACCATCTTTACCAGTAGTGCCAGTTATAGCACCAGTATCATTTGCTAAAGCTCTAGCTAATTCATATTGTGCATACTTAATATCATTTGGAATTGCAGTACAAGCTAGTTCAACATCATCAACTTTGTAATTATTTCTAGGAAACTTAAGTGCCTGTCCGTTGTCACATCTATCTCCATAAAATACAAAAGTATCTATCCATCTTGTAGCTGCTATAAGTGCTCTGTTCTTTTGGTCATCTGTTTTATTAGTCCAGGTGCTTGAATCTGGTACGGTTTCAAAATATGTATTAGCTTCTGCCAATGTGACATAGCTATTTGCACTAGCACTTGATAATGTTGCTGTTATAGTAGCTGCCACGATCCAAAAGGTAATTTAGTTTTATTGTAGCGTAAAGAAAAAACCCCACCAATAATTGATGAGGTTTAATGACCACAAATTAATATTAAAATTAATATGTTGAAGTGTCTAGAGGAGAGTTAACTGTTAACTGAACTAATGGAATCAAGTCAGCATCATATGTAATAGCCCACTTGTTAGCTGTTGCTAAATTCGCATTAGTTGGGTTGTCAGCAGCATCATTCCACTTAGTACCCATAACGTGATACGCAGTGTGATAATCAACAGATAGAACATCTTGCTTAGAAAGAAT